CACTAAATATTTAACAAATTTAAAATATGAAAACAATAAACATCAAAGGAAAAGATTATATCACCGTAAACGAACGGTTAATATATTTTAGAAGTCAGGCCAATTTTAAAGGTTGGCAAATTATCGAAACAATTGTATCAATAGATGACAAAGAGGGAATTTTTAAAGTTTCTTTATTTAATGACAAAGGACACGAGATTGCGAGCGCGCACGCTCAGGAATACCGCGATTCAAGTTATATAAATAAAACGTCATTTGTTGAAAATGGTTTCACTTCGGCATTGGGCCGCGCGTTGGGTTACTTAGGTATCGGAATTGATACGTCCATCGCATCGGCCGACGAAGTTAAAAACGCTGTTATCAATCAAAATCAGATACCATCAAAAACTGCAGAAGATAGCCGTAAATGGTTAACTGAAGCACAATTAAACGCAACATTAAAAGCAACTGCAGATCAGGCGCAAAAAGTAATGAAAACGTTTAAAATGAAAAAAGAGTATAGGGAAAAAATAGTAAATAAATTTAATTTAAAAAAGTAGAAAAATGAGTACAACAGACAAAAAATTTGCAGACGGGTTTTTAGTAAAAAGAAATGATTCAGCACCGGAATTCGTTTTAGCATCGTTATCATTAAAAGTAGACGAAGCAATTGGATTTATCAAAGCAAACGAATCAAACGGATGGGTCAATATTGATCTTAAAAGGGGACAAAGCGGTAAATGCTACGCCGAATTAAACACTTGGAAACCTAAAACGCAAGAAGGGAATACAGCGCCTAAAAGCAGCGATTTACCTTTTTAATCATTGATATTTGAATTATTTCAAAGTGCGGTTCTTAGTTGAATCGCATTTTTTTTATAAATAGTTTTGTAAATTGAAAATATTTTTTTACTTTTGGAAAAACATTAAGGGAGTTCGATTCCCGTTAAGTATCAAAAAACAAAATTATGAATGATCAAATTAAATTTTTAGAATTTAGAATTCAGGCAATGGAAAAACGAATTGCGGAATTAGAACAAACAGTAAAAGAACAAAACAATTTTATTTTAGGCGAAACAAACAATTAATTATGAAAACAAAATTTGACAGCAACGAAGTTTATCATTCATCGCCGGGCATTAGCGCCTCGGGATTGAAAACAATATTTAAAAAATCGGTTTATCACTTTTTAAACCAAAAACCTTTTGAATCGTCCGCGATGGCCTTAGGGTCCGCAGTACATTGCGCAATGTTGGAACCGGAATTGTATTACAAAGATTATCACGTTATGCCAAAAATAGATCGCAGAACAAAAGCGGGAAAAGAAGCGTTCGAGATTGAAACAAAAAAAGCAGAAGGGAAATTGCTTTTATCTTTTGATGATCACAATAAAATTACTGAGATTTTAAAAAATTTTAGAAATCACGACTTAGCACAAAAGTATTGTAAAGGCGAAATTGAGTTGTCGCATTACGCAAAACACGAAGAAATAGACGTTCGAGTTCGGCCCGATGTTTTAAACAAAGTGGAAAACTTTATTTCAGACGTTAAAACTTGCCAAGACAATTCGCCCAATGCATTTAAACGCGACATTTACAAATATGGATACCATTTACAATGCGCATTCTATTCGGATATGTTAGGCGTACCCGCTGAGAATTTTCGCTTTGTAGCTGTAGAAACAAATTTTCCGTTTTCTGTTGAGGTTTACGGGTTGAGCGAAGAAATGATCGAACAAGGTCGAAGGGGTTGGCAAAGGGCCTTTAATGATTGGAAAATATATGTAGAAACCGGAATAATTTCGGGCTATATATGGGCTAATTTTTCAGATGACGGAAGTTTAATTTTATAAAAAAAAAGATGCAATTACAAGAAATAATTGAAGACGTAAGTCAATGTTTTGAAATTGATATAACAAAAAATTCAAGGAATAGAAATTTAGTATATACAAGGGCGATATATTATTGGTTGGCAAGAAAAACAACTTTAAAATCTTGTGCCGAAATTGGTGGCGCTGTAGGTCGGGACCATTCGTCGGTTTTATATTCTTTAAAGAATTTGGATAATTGGATGCGTTTTGAACCGGTTTATAAAAAAAAGTTTGACAATCTAAAAAAGAAATTAATTAACGTCGTCACAGTTGATAAAATAACAATAGATAAAACGGAATATAAAATAAAATTGCTTAAAATTGCAAAAGAACTTTTAATAAAAGAAGTTGAAAAAATAAAAAAAAGCAAATAAAATGAAAGTAACGATTAAAGAAGTAAAAAAAGATCATTATAAAATTAATTTAAAAACCGAAACCGCTGAAATAAACGAAGTATTTGAAAGGTCTGAAATTAGACAAATAATTGAAACGTTAGACAATAAAATTTAAAATGCGCAAAAGGAATCCATTTGAAAAGTATTTAAAAGGCGAAGATTTACTTCAACGCGCCGTTATGAATTACATAATTATGGTATATCCTAAAGCAATTTTTACGCACCCAATGAATGAAGGAAAACGATCACCGTTTGAACAATTCAAAATGAAATATTTGGGAGCGAAACCCGGGATTCCTGATTTATTAATTTTTACGCCGAATCAAAATAAGGGCGGTTTAGCTATAGAATTAAAATACAAGTATAACAAACCAACGCCGAATCAAAAACAATGGCTTAAATGGCTTGAAAATAGCAATTGGGCGGTAGCTTGGCACAACAATTTTGACGATTGCGTCGAAACTATAGATAAATATTTTAAAAATGAATTATAAATTGTAAAAAAAATGAAATATAAAGGGGTTTATTTTGATGATACAAATCAAAAAATAAGATGGACGCGATCAGGCGCGGACCAATTAGCAGTCACATACGAATATATCGGGGCATCAACAAGGGTCGAATTTGATCTTTTAATCGAATTGCTTTGGTATAAATACGAAGATTCTCACATTGAAATTAAAGATCTAAAAAAGATTTTTAACGAATTTCGTGTTTTTTGTGATAAAATTAAATACAATTATATTTTATAACGTTACTTTTTATTATCTTTGAAATGTTGAGTTGCGGCAACAAAAAAAACTTTATAGATACCCTATTGATGACGCGCCCGCAACCGCTGATTTGATAGGGATATTTTTTTTATATTATGGAAATAAACAAGATTTACAAACCGAAAAAATTTTCACGCTTTACAATAATACCGAATTCAATATTCAGGCACAAAGGAATTTCAGCAAGTGCAACGGGTCTTTATTGTTGGTTATTTTCTCACGAGGCCAAAACAGAAATGACCGTTCAATTTATTTGTGGCCATTTTAAAGATGGTAAAGATGCTATCAATAAGCGCCTAAAAGAATTGATTCAGACGGGTTTTTTAGTACGAAAAGACGTAAGGAGTAACGGTAAATTTGCCGGTTATAACTACTATTTAAACGACAAACCGAAGAAATCCACCGCAGCGGGAAAAACCGCGACGGTAAAAACCGCAACGGTGAAAACCGCGACGGTAAAACCGGGCCCGGTAAATCCGCAACAAAGTAATACTATAAACACTAATGTAATAACTAATAAAGAAATATTAAAAAAAGAAATACCCACAAAATCGAAAGCGCCTTTGTTTAATGAAATCGTTTTAAAGGCGTTTCCTCATTTTGTAGAATTATTTCCTAATAAATATAAACCAACTTCAGACAGTCAAAAAATGCGATGGTTGGAATGCTTGGATAAAATTCAAAGAATTGATAAATACGATTTGCGGGACGTTTACAATGTTGCAAAAGATCTTCGAAACGATGAGTTTTGGCAAACTAACTTTTTAAGTATTTTAAAATTCAGAAATTTAGACAAAAACGGGATTAAATATATCGATCGTTTTATGATCAACCAAAAGGCGAAAACAAAACCGTCAGGATATAAAAAAGTTAAGGGCCTTTTAGAATATTTTATTTATACAAGTGCGGCGGATGGGTCTAAAGAATTGGGCGCAAAAACAAAAGCCGGTCAATTGTTTGAATTCCATATTAAGCAACTAATGCAAACAAATGAATTTAACGAATTAAAAAAACACGTTTTAGATGGAAATAAATAAAACTTATAAATTAGATAAGCACGAACAACAAATTATATCGTTAATCGCTCAAATGCGACAATCTAATAAAGAAAAAACCGGTTGGGATGGATCAGGTAGGGTCGCAGAAAATGGAGGCGTTAATTTAAACGTTTTGGGGTTCGGCGCTGAATATATTTTTTGTAGGGAAAAGAATTGTTTTCCTGATTTTGAAATTAAAAATACTTCAAAGAGGCAAAAAACAGACGACTACGACGCGAATTGGTCCGGGTTTACTGT